AAGTGTAAATCTCTTTCCACGAATTTGCTTAAACGGCGATTCATAGAATTCTTGTACTCTACAAAAGGTCATAGCAAGATCATACATATCCTCTATCTTACAGAGATAGATACCAGGGTATAGCTTTTTAAGTGAATATTTGATCTTCATTTTTTATTTATTCTTTGGCATTCCCGACGGGATTTGAACCCGTGCCAGGTCTGTGAAAGAGACCGGTGCTAACCACTACACTACGGGAACCAGAAAAAGACCGGGCGTGAGATAGCTTGCATGTGCAGAGGCCCGCCCGGTTTACTTTACTTACTTATGCTTCGAGATTAGCAGGAGCAACATCACGGAACGGATCCGGTGCAACCGCTGCAAAATCAGGTCCCTTGAAGAAGAGATCAGACGCTAGGCGATTGAGCTCCATACGGAAGGCAATATTCTCATCCGTAACATGATGGGTAGCGACATTAGTCAAGTTATTGAACAAGTCATACGCATTAACGTTTGAGTTCGCTGTTGACTGCCAGCGAGTACCCTTCTTAGCAACATCAATACCAATAGTCTTATAACGACCCTTGATCTCGTTATCGTTAAACATCTCTACGGCAAGCTCCTTATCAAGATCCATAACAAGCTTACGTGCGTTGTAGTACTCACGGATAGAAGCGTTATTATCACGTAGACGATTTGCGTTAGCTGAGACTTCTTCACGGAGAACGTCACCGGTCATAAACTTACGAACCTGGGTATCAAAGGTACGCTGACTGAAGTCTGCACTATCAATGAAGCGCTGGGCCATACGATGAACAGCGGGCATTCCGTTCGAACAAACAAGACGGAGAAGATAAGGATAGAACTGTGACTTATTCATCGAGAAGTTCATTCCAAAACCACCCTTCCACATATCACGACCATCTCCGAAAACATCAATATCGGAATCTGGATTCTTGAAGTTAATTCCAATACTAATGTTCATAGGATCGAAGTTAAAATCCCGAAGCTCGAGATTGTTCTCGTTATCCCTCAAAAAGGCCTCAGTATAACGAAGGCCTGCGGAAAGATCAATCTGACGCTCTTCCTTAATAGGACGGTCAAAGAGATTGACAATCTCATTATTGTGGTTGTTAACAATCGCAGTTACACGCTTGTTCTTCTTGATGTTCGTAAGAGCATTATGGAGTGGTGCCCACTGGGAGCTGTCATCCTTAATCTCGTTAACAAGCTGATCCTTAACTCCAAGAACTCCGAGGAGACTCTTAAGAGAATTATTAGCTAGTCGGTTATTGTTGTAGGAGAAGTTATTACCGTTCTTCTCGATGGACTCAATATCCAGAGGTGCGAGGGTGTAGCCTTGCAACGTCTGGCGAATATCATTGCTCTTGGCAACGAACTTATCTAGTGTTGTTGTACTCATGACTCCTTTATATTACGGGCACTCGATTAGGAATTCCAGAATTATTTTTAAATTCCGGAAAGTAATTTGTATTTTACTATAAAATCAAAGAGAAACCCCTACCACCTGATCAGGGTAGTAGGGGTGAGTTCGAACTCTGCTTTCCATTTCTTTATCTCTCTGCATTTTAGGGAGAGCGACTCCTTTCCGGACTTGAGACCGGCAACTGGTAGCATTACTAAAGAAATTTGTGGTTATTTTTTGAGCTTTATACTAGTATTTGTCTCAATCTTCAACGGGTCTCGGCATGGAGCCAAGCACACCGTCTAATTCCGTGTTTACTAAAGCAAGGGATCAAAGCTGTATGTAGGTGTTTGGCTCCCCCTATGAAAATACGTCTACTAACACACCAACGGACAACTCAACGTATCTCTCCCACGAATTATTCCTACAACGTGGGAACTTAATTTATGATTACTGGCCTATCGGAGCTAGGAAGTCTATAGCGTCCATCTAAGGATACTACTACCCGCGGCTTCGGACTAGTATTGTTACTACCGAGGACTATACGCAGTAATCAAATTATTTTGACCGGGGTGGTTAATCCATCCTGATGCACCGGTTGATAAAGGCCTTTTAGAGCAACCTAGTCGCGCGCACGTACGGTAGCTCTTTCGATCGAGCCTGCGAACGGTCAAATTTTAAAATGTACTGTCAAAGATCAATTCTTATTCTCTTAATATATAGTCTATTCTTGGAACCGGCAACTGAAATCTTCAGTTCGATTCTATATCATGCTAGATTAAATAATAATATGTTAACTCAATATGAAAAATGGCTCAAGGGCGCTGGAAAGAGTAACGCTAAAAGATATCAACAAAGATTAAACAATTACAACAATAATCCTAAATTATGTGCGTATTGCAAACATCCTTTAAGCTATGAATTGAGAAATAACAAATACTGCGACCATACTTGTTCTGCTTCCTTTACGAATAAAAGTAGATCAGAGTCAGGATATAGTTTAAAAGGAAAAACAAAAGCATCTATTTGCACTAAATGTAATAGTACTGTAGAAATAGGTTGTAATGCATCAGCTTTAAGAGCATTATGTACCAAATGTAAATTACAATATGTACGTAAACACTGTAAGCAATGTAAAAATATATTTTACGGTAGACCAAATAGAAAGACATGTAGTAATGAGTGTGCTAGTTTAGCAAAACGTATAGGGGCTATTAATGGAGGTAAAAAATCTGCTGCTATACAATCTCAAATAAGAAGAAGCAAAAATGAAATATATTTTGCTGAACTTTGTAAATTACATTTTACAAATGTTTTAACAAATGAACCTTTGTTTAACGGTTGGGATGCTGATATTATATTGCCTGATTTTAAAATAGCTATAATGTGGAACGGTGCTTGGCATTATAAACAAATAACAAAAAAGCATTCTGTAGAACAGGTACAAAATAGAGACAAAATAAAAATAAAAGAAATCGAACAGGCAGGTTATACATCTTATGTAATAAAAGATCTAGGCATTGAAAATAAAAAATTTGTCATTAATCAATTTAATAAGTTTCTTAAAAATATGGCGGGAGTGGGAATTGAACCCAACGCGCTCTTTCGAGCTGATGCTTATGAGACATCCGACTTTGTCCTCTAGTCTATCCCGCGATAAAAATTTGTAAGTTCCTTTGTCCTAAAAACTTGAAGCGTCCTTCATTATGTATTAGTTTTGTACGAACTTACGACGAACCGGTTCCATACATACAACCTTTCGAACAGCTGTAGAGAGGGTTTTGCCGATTTCTGTAATTGGCACGCCGGGTGGGTAACGCTCCCACATAGGGCAGTTTTGGAGACTGCTGCATTTCTTGTCTGCCACCGACGCATAAATTGTAAAAAGATCAAATTGGAGCCCAGTGTCGGGCTCGAACCGACCACCTGCTGATTACAAATCAGCTGCTCTACCAAATGAGCTAACCGGGCGTTAATTTATTTATCTATATTAATACCTAGTACCGGAATGGGCAAGCTATTTTTCGTAGTGTTCTTCTTTTAATTTAGCATTCCAAATCTTTGCATCTTCTATAGAGTTTGGATTAATGTTTTTATAATCACCAAGATGACCGATTAGTAAATGACAGATAATTCCGTAGCTTGTACTCTCACACAATGTTACAAGATTGTTCGGATCGAGTTCTAATTCTGGATGAAGATGGAATGGTTTAATATGATGTACATTTAACTGATGGGTATCACCACATACAACGCATTTTGGATTATTCTTTAAATGTTCTTTACGAACTTTTGCCCATTCGTTAGAACGCTTTGGTCCGCCATTAGGAATTTTACCCTTAGCGACATCTAATGCATGATTTAAACGTGTGGAAGCCATGCATATACTTAATAAAAATGGTGGAGGATATCGGGCTCGAACCGATCACCTATAGCTTGCAAAGCTACCGCTCTACCAGATGAGCTAATCCCCCGTAATATAAAATGGTGGAGACGACGGGAATCGAACCCGTGTGTTTATACTGTTCTATTTATACTTCTACACGCTTAGATAAACTTCGTACTTTCGTTGACTCCAGGTAACAAGGCGTTATCAACCTATCTATGTTTATAGTCCTACCTATGCAGATGAAGAGTCCTGCACGACCCCTTGCACTCAGTTTTCTAAGAATCACAAGACCTTCTAAACCTATTTTTATTTCCAAAAGCTTTAATAGGATTATCTTTTGGTTCCTTAGGCAGCTAGAAGTGCTGGCTCTTCAAAGCTGGCGAGGATTTCGTCAGCGTTCTCGAGACAATACAATGCTTCCGCAAGGATGGCGTCAGAGTTATCTTCTGCGTTTAGTTTTTTAATCAGCTTTTATAGTGGCCAACTGATTAACCACTGCGTGCCGCATAAACTTCGAGTATAAGTCGAAGCCATTACGTCCCCAAAATTATTTATCAAAGAACAATCAGAGTCTATAAAGAACCCAAGTAATTTTACTGTGTAAGTAGGTACTGAGTTTTAATAGACTACTAATCAATTTGCGATAAGTCTTAGACTTACGTAAAAATCTTACAATTCGACGATGAAGAGTCGCTTCCTTCTTTTTAAGTTCTTTAGCCCATTCAAGATTTTGAATAATACGAATTTTTGCAGGTGTCTTTTCAGTTTTAACGAGTTTAATCTCCGTAAGCTTGCCTCTTACAAATTCAGCATCAAACTCTACCCACCAATCATACCCATCAAGGTCGGTTTCGTCATCAAGAGTATCCGAAAAAATATTAACGTTTGATTTATTGGTAGAAAAATTATGGTAAAAAGTAACTTTACCGGTGTGTTTTGTATCAACCCATTTAGAGGATACTTCTTTCAGATATCCTTTGAGGAAGGCCTCTTCGTCATCAACCCATTCACGTTCAACGTGCTTATAGCGAAGTTTACCAGCTTTAGTAATTTCATAAGTAGCAAGAGTATTTTCCAAATCTTTAGTTTGGAAATCACATTCTTCCCACTTAATATCTTTTAAAGCTTTAAGCTCTTTATTAAGCGGTAAAGCCTTCTTTACATAAATTGTATCAAACATACCCATGGATTTATAATATATACTAATTGACCTAATGCAACTATTTCTTTGGATGATAGGTGTAATTAATGTTAAGAAGTACTCTTCTTGCCACTGTTGTCGGTGTTGTACCTGAATGATAATTCAAACCATTGAAGATAAACAACCTATTTCTCTTTGGTTCAACCTCAGATTGAATCGTAAAATTAGGAAGCTTTTTTTCCATATATAGTTTTGAATCGCTATAATCATCTGTTGGATCAAATTTTTCATTATATAGAATAGTACTACCATCGGAGTCATTCAAATAGAGGAGTGCTGTACGATGACGATGGTCTAAATCAACGTGTGCGCCGTTCAAATAATTTTTATCAGAAGCGGTATTCAGTACAATTCTTAAGCGTACAATTTCATTTAAATCTTCACCAGCATTAATTAATGCTTTCTTTGCCATAGGGACAATAATATTATTAGGGTCATATGTAACCCTTGTACCGTTGACAACAGTATTCTTCCATCCAATAAGAAAAAAGTTTTCACACTCGTCATCACTGTACACCTTTCTTCCATAATACCATGGAAACTCCTCACTCATTACCTCATCGTAGAGCGCTTTAAAATCTTCCTCTGACAAAATATTATCTGTGATACCCATACAGATAATATAAACTATAGACTACAATAATCTACTTAAAACATCGTTTACGTACTGTTCGAACGTTTGCTGCTTACCGTCGATTTGTTCTTTAGCTGCTTGAAGTTCTTTTGTAAGAAATTCCCTAACTTGACTTGTAGAATTTAAACTATCTGTACGCATCTCTATGGCAATACCGCCTGCAGCTCTCCATGCCTTAATATATTTTGGAAAGTCATCAATAAGAACATTAGGTTTACCGTTTTCATCTTTAGCTACCTGTGTTTTATTGGTAATAAATTGCATCTCGTCTGGAGCAGGATGAAGATGTTTTTGAATCCATTCTCTTTTACCTGCTTCAGAAGCTGCTTTATCAATACCTGCAGGACAGGAACAAATACTATAACCACCAGCTATCTTTACAACTGTATCCACTATAGCATTTGTTAGAGGACCGAATGTTGGAAGATCAGCGAAGAATTTTTTAACACCACCATGTTTTTGAAAGAACTCTTTTGCTCTTCCCTCTCTATCTATCCAAATTTGACGTGTATGTTCTTTTTCCTCCTCTGTAAGATTCTTATAATGCTTACCCAACATTCCCATAGCAACAGTATCAAAGAGGTTTGCAAGCAAACCATCCATATCGAGATACACTTTCATTATTTTCTATCCTTTCTATGAGTTCTCTTCCACCACTTACACCACCCATCAGGCTTAATAACACCAAATACCGCAGAACACTTATTCGGTGGTCTCCACATTGTACAAACATCACAGCGATGACCGTCAACAGGATGAGCTACATAGCCTGCTTTCTGCTTAGAATGCATGTGCTCGGTAAGCAACGACTCAAATATTTTTTTAAAATTCATTACGGTTTAGATGCTACAACAACAGTAAATCGATAAAGAAAATAACCTTTAAAGTGTCTGTTTACAAAATCTTTTTTAGAGCTTATTACAAGTTTATTTTCTGTGATTGCAACTTTTTTTGTTTGTTCTTTAAGGTGTTCCTCTGCCTGATCTGACGTTGCAAAATATCCACTCCATTTAATAATATTACCGTCATATTTTGGTACTGTACCTTCAGGGTCTGGATGAGTATTTAAGAGTGTCATGGCGTTAATTATTTAATCTTCTTTTACGCTTTTCTAAAAATGGTGGGCCGTCTAGGGATCGAACCTAGCGAGTCTTTACGACGTTGGATTTACAGTCCAAACCGCCTCCTTAGCGGTATACCGACCCATTTAAAATTAACTCCAAAAGAAGTGACGATATTTAACAAGCTGTGTTAAAATTTCTAGATCTTTATCTTGAATAAGCTGTTCTAAGCGGTTTACTTCACCGTAAAGTTCTTCATATGATTCTTTACGTTTGACCATTTTAAACATCTTTACCTTTCCGTTTTCATCTGTTTCACACGGTACAAACATTTCATCGAGTGGTCGAAGAGGCGGATAAGCTGCATCCATATCTTTTTCAAGCTTTGGACGCTCAATAGTAATATAATCGTAAGCAGATTCTAGCCATTTGGCAAATTTAACAGCATGTTCTCCCGTACCCTCCCAGTCTGTGTGGCCGTGGAGGTATTCTGTTTCATAGAAGCTCTTAATAAACTCAAAGTTTACAATCTCAATTAGGTGAGAAATATCTACCCAGGTACGAGGGATTGCTTTACGAATACGATTGTTTTCCGGTGCAAAGATTGGACGAATCTTATCATAGTAATGCATCTTCCAGCGATATGGAAAGATATCCCATGTACTACGGACACCAAAATTATCATCCATAAAGTTCCAAAACTTGTATCTAAAAGACTTATAGTAAGCTTCCATATCTGTATCATCACAGCGAAGTGCATGATTACGTGCTTCAAATTTCTCCGGTGTCATGCTATGATTATATAGCTATCACACCTAAAGTCAAGATAAAACTTAGGACATTGCTTCCTGACCGATAAGGTTGGCACCAATTGATAAACTGCTACCACCGTTTGTAGTCACAGCAAGTGTAAGAACATCAGGGGTATTGCCGCGAATTGTGTTATAGAGCGGGAAGAAGTTTGAAAGATCTTTATCATCAAGATTACTGCCTGGTGATACAAAGAAAGCATATACCACTTCACCACCAGTAAAGCTTGTAGCGTTATATTCAATTTCAGCAAATGAGTTAAATGAGCTCAAAGAGACCATCGAACGCCAGGTTGGGTTGTTTAATACAATGGGATTAGCAGGTGTTGAAGCAAAGAGCTCAATGTATGCGGCGTTATTTGTAGAGATTAAAAGATCTTGTGGGAGAATTTGACCACGATTAATTAATCCGATTTGATACGGTGCGCCTGCATACGGTATTGGAAATTGTAATGTGCCACCACCGAACGTATTACCTGCAGCCATACCTGAAAGTGAAGCAGGTATAAAGCCGTTCTGAGCTGTAAGAGCATATGATGAGAGTCCAGCAACTACATCAACACACGTTAATGAGTATGTTGAGCTCTGATAAATACGCCCGATAGTACCATTTGGATAACCGTTTGTTGTACTTGAAAGTGTCGGGAAATAAATCTGTAGCCCTGATAAGCCAGCGTTAGCATTAAACGTATTATTAGCAAATGTTAAGACGACAGGACTGCCTACACCGTTTAATGTTGATACACCGGTAATTGCACTCAATCCGGTATTCATTGTATATGTATCAACAACTTTAGTACCCATTGTACGGTTTCTAATAGAAAGAACCGGTTGACGTACTCTGTTATTTGGTACAGTTACAAAACCTGATGTACCGTAACTGTATGTAAAACCACGTTGAGCATCGCGTTGACCCTCTACAAGGATAGAAACACCGTAATGCAACATTGTATTTGGTGTACCTACACCTAGGTCTCTTTGTTCATATCGTGCAGGGAGATTACCTGTGCGTGCCCAGGCTTGAGTGAGGGTATTACCTGTTCCAATTTCATGAAGAATATATTCTTCACCATTTATTAAAATGCCCCATCTTATTGCACCGGCTCCATACCATGCATACTCCAACCAAATCATTTGGATCTTCGTCCAATCAAGCTGATACTTTATACCTGAAGGGTCAGACCATTGCGCTAAATCTACTTTATAATCATTCGGTACACTGTTGATGTCGTTTCTCAAAACAACATACATGCCACTCGGATTATTATAAGATGGTGCTCCCTGTTCAAAGAAAATACCGTTTGCATCATCAAAAAGACCGACTCTTTGATACTGACCTGCTACAGCGGTACCAAAATTCATAGCAGTAGCCATAAACATAGCCTTACCAGGTTGGTAACGGTGATATGGGCGACTCTGACGAACAGCTACATCACCTAACCCATTAATAGTTAATGCAACTGCACCCTGACCTGGTAGTTGTGTTACAGTGGCGGTACCGTTTGTAAGGTTTTCCCAACGGAGGGGTTGAAGACCGTATTCAAAATCGGCTTCATATACGTTTTGTGCCTGGGATACCTTAAGCTTATTGACAGCGTCCTTCTGTCTTTTGCTAAAATTTACAGGTAGTGCACCATCTGATTGAATATTTGTTAGATAAGAGGCCTGAGCATATAGAGGTACGCTTTTATCGTTTTGTATATTAACAAACGAATTAGTCCAACCCTGGATAGGGGTTTGTGGTGGTGCTGAAAAGGCAGGTACTGCTGATAAAACGGTAGGCATAATAAATTAAATTACCAAATTATTTATAATACCATAACAAAATTGCTATACTATTAGTATTTTTTTACTAATTTACCTTTTACTTTTATAAAGCCATCGACTTTACCTGTAACTTTTGGAAAGTTTTCTTTGTATTTCTTTTGATCGCTTACGCGTGACTTTGATCCTTTGCCTGCCATATTAGTGATTAGTTATGATTGCTTCTACTTTATTTACCCTCCAACGGCACTTATTGCCACGGAGATTATTCCGTACAAGTCGACCCTCGGTAGTAAGCTCTCGAAGAAGCCATCCTGCCCTCGAAGCATCTACTTTAAGCTTATCACAGATATCTGTGATAGAAAACTTACCTTCCATACTAAGAATTTGCTTACGAGCTTCTTCCTTCTTATCAGCCTTCGTAGTTTTACCAGAACCCTGGGTAATCTTTACCGGGGTAAAGTCATAACCCTTACTAGTAAAAGCACAAGTATAATCGATACCAGGACCGAAACGATTCTTTGCAAAATAGATTCGACGATGACCAGGCTCATCCTCAGAGATTTCAACAAAGATATTAACATCGACCGCGTACGTCAGAAGATTAGTACCCTTAATGACACCACCTTTCGTCAAATGACAGATAATCAAAACGACACACTCCGTCTCTTTAGCACGATTAATAAGAGTCTCAATAAACTCCTTCTCCTCCATATTACTCTTATCAACAGCGTGAAACGAATCGATGACAATGACATCAACATCGTTCATAAGACTGATAATCTTCTTAGCATTCGACTCATTGCAGATACCGACATCTTCGATACCAAGACGCTTACAAGCAAAAGCAACTTGATGAATAGACTCTTCAGCGGAAACAAAGCCAACCTTATGACCGTTCTTCGTCATTCCATTAAGAATCTGAAGAACCATCGTCGACTTACCAACACCAGCTTTCGACGAAATCGTAGTTATTGACCCTGGAAGCATTCCACCACCGAACATATCGTCAACCTCGGGGATACCCGACTTGACGCGACGATTATAGATATCAGGAATCTGAACATCTTTGACTGCTGTAAACGACGTACTCTGTAGGTTAATTTTCATACTATCAGTATATTGGAATTCAAAAAGGACTACAAGCTTATTTTCCGTTTATTTCAAGGGCACGCTTAATTGTAGCATCGAGTGGATAGGTGGTATTTTGACCAACATCGAGTAATTGACGCACTTCCATCACCGAATGACCACCCTTTAACAAAGTAAGTGCATCTCTACAAATATAATGTTTAATGAATTCTTCTTTTGAACCGAATTTCTTTGACTTCTCTTCCAAATACGCACTGTTAGTAGGGCGTGTTTTTCCTGTAACAATACAGGTCAGGACCGAAGGATCACCGGCAATACTTTTCTTAAATCTAGCGTTAATTTCTGCAGCATTCATTAAAGATAATAGTAGGAAATTTAAAAAGGAAAGGCAATAAAATAGTTGACAAAAAAAGACCGGCTGCTAAGTAAAAACAGCCGGTCTTCTCATTGTTATACCGAATTAGGCAACGGTAATATCGTTATTGCGGATGGCGCGCGTAAAATCGCGGCAATCGATCTGCTTGATGCTGCGCTCGAACTGATTGGTCTTCTCGAGGACCTTGGCGCGCTTGACGGTAAAGCTACCATCGCGGTTACGCTCCATCTTGACGAAGAACGTCTTAGGACGGAGATTCTTGTTTGTGTAGTCGATCATTGTTATTTCACCTCCTTTCGTTTCATAAAATTCATATTAGATGCGGTAATTAATGTTGCAAGAATTACTTTTAAATTACTTTCAAAACACATCTCCGTTATCGGAAATCTTTGTATCTTCATAAGGAGCTACTGAACGTCGATACATCTCAAGCTTGCAGCATTCCAAGGCTCCGATAATATCATTATAGGTTTGATAGCTCTTACCCTTATTATTAAAATACTCTAAACACAATAGAGTAAGTGCAAAATTTAATTCACCAGGGTTCTCTGCAAAACAGTACCCCTGTAGAAGTTCGGTTCTTTTTTCTTGTTTAATGTAAGGCATGAGAGCATAATAGATTATATAATTTTACAAATCAACTCTTGAAATATTTTTTTTATTCTATAATATAACCGCACATGAAGGGAAAGAAATCCAAAAAAATTACTAAAAAGCCAACAAAGAAGCCGAAGCAATCGGTTGTCAATGATGGTGTTATAAAGAGTAAGATCATGACCTGCATTGTTACAGGGCTCGAACGCCGTGTATCGAAAGCTGGTATGGCCAAGGGGATTAAGAAGTTTGGTGGTCCTGTTCCCTTTATGGAGCATTATATTTCCAATGAAGCAAAACGCTTACTTCGTCAGAGAGTTTCTCCTGAAGAAGTTCAAAAACAATTAAGACCATCGAACAAAAAGCCGTTTTCCATTGATCATCAAGTACTTGCCAGGCTTAAGTTATTAAAGAAGCCTAGGAACAAGAAAATAACAATGGAAGAGGTAAAACAAATTTCTATTAAATGGATTCCAAAAGAACCTCGTACATACAATAATATTGCAGAGTATATTATTGATAATACAAAGAACGGTTCCTGTATTGCTCCTCAACTCTACCTAGACTCCGATCGAGTTTGTGATCATTGTAAGTATACAAAACACTGTCTCTCAACTGCTAAGATGTTTTCTAAAAAGTATAAAGGTTAATATCCTTCGTAACTTTTTGTATACTTTACATGTCGGTAAGTATCATCTGATGTAGTTTTAATAACTTTATCGGGTACTTTCTTCTCATACCTCATAACAAAAGTGATAATGATATCACCGATTTCCATGAGAAAAGCTAATAAGAAGCAAACAAGGGCAGTAATGTCGCCTGATGTTAAAGAGCCAAAAGATACTTTGATAATATTGTCAGATCCTATAATCTTTACGGGGATATAAGACACACTAAGATTAGAGGCAATCGAAGATAATAGACTGTTGGCATTTATTACAGCGAGTTCAAGGTCCTTAAAATTTTTAGCATTATTGACTTCCTTTTTGCATATAATTAGTTTATCTCCAAGTAAAATATTGGATTGTTTGAGTGCCAATAACTTTTCGTTTACTTCCTGATCAATTACATCATTTTGACGTTTGAGTTCAGCCTTTGACTTTTGAATATCAATGTCGGATTGTGCTTTTAATTTACGAACTTCAGCTTGAAGTTCTTTAGCTTTAGGTCCATCACCCGCTTTACCGCGAACACCCTCTCGTTCATCTAAAACAGCCTGATTAGCTTCTTCAACTTGTTTTTGTAAGTCAGAAGATGCATGTAAGAGCGTTTGTTCGGCAGCTGTTTTCTTATCTCTGCCTTCGTTTTGTATTAAAAGTTCCTGATCTTGTGCAGATTTTTTACTTTGGATTTCAAATGTTGAGATAGTTTCGGAGATTTGTACTTTACTGCGTTGTAAACTGTCTTGAAGACCGGTTTCAGAGTAAAACCCCGTAAAATCAAATATTGTAGGGAGTAGACTTAAGAATAAACACAAAGATGCTGCTTTTAACGGAAATTCTTTACGTCCAAATAGTATAATTTTTACACAATATGGTAAACCAACAACAGCAAAACTTGCTAGCCCTACCAAAAACCAATTCCAAGTAATAAGAATATTGTTTAATGCATGAAAAGCAAAGCAATACGCCACAAATATGATAAACCAATATACAATATCAATAGAAATAGCAGCAATTTTACTAAAAGTAGGAAAACCAAAAATAGTTAAATATTCTGGTAATTTTGTATTATCTGTAATTGGTTCCTTTATAAAGAAATCCTTTATATTCACTCTAATATTTAATCTATTGTAACAAAGGTCTTAAGTGATAAATAATTATTGTATCGATGTCTACTACAATTACATTATCAGCATTATTAGTTGGTGGAGGCGGTGGCGGCGCCGGTGGTGGTAGTGCTGACAGCATTAACTCCGGTGGTGGTGGTGCAGGTGGTGTATTGTTTTCTACATTTAATACTGGTCAAGGACAAATTTACACCATTAATGTTGGTAATGGTGGGAGTGGTGGTTCGACTGGTATTGGTGGCAGCGGAGGTGATTCTACAATATCATATAACGGTAATATCGTAATATCTAATGATGGTATTACATCATTACATGCTTTTGGTGGTGGAACTGGTGGTGGTGATTTTATCATAAACGGTTCATCCGGTGGATCAGGCGGTGGTGGTGGTGCGAGTACAACTACTATAGGTATAGGTGGTCAGGGTACCATAAGTCAAGGGTTCTCTGGTGGTAGCGGGTACTTAGGATCTGTTAATTACGGTGGTGGTGGTGGTGGTGCAGGTCATGTAGGTTATAACGCATTGTCGAATAATGGTGGTCAAGGTGGTTTTGGTATTATAAATCCAATACCTGGCTCAACTGTCGGTCAATTATCAGCTGGAAACTATTGGGTAGCTGGCGGTGGTGGAGGTGGATCAAGTTTTGCGGGGTTACAGATATCATATGGTGGCGCTGGTGGTGGTGGTAACGGTTCACCGAACAGTCCAACGAATGGATTGTCTGCTACCGGTGGCGGTGGCGGTGGTGCATACAGTGCAACAGGTGGTAGCGGCGGTTCAGGTGTTGTTGTTCTTGTAGTACCAACAGCACAATACTCAGGTATCACAACAGGCTCACCAAAAGTAACAGTAGTCGGAACAAATACATTATTGACGTATACAAATAACGGTTCATATACCAGTATATCATTACCGTTGTATACACTTACACAAAACGCTAATGCTGGTACATTATTTTTTAATCAAGGCTTTGATATAAACAAAGATATTGTAGTAACTTTTGATTATGCATGTTACGGTAATGGTTTTAATGGTAGCGAAGGGTTTAGTGTGTTCTTTACAAGTACCTTGAGTGCATTATCCGGTGGTGGACCAGGACCTGGTTTATGTTATGCTCCTGTACAGAACGTTAATTCCGTAACAAGTCAAGTATTAACCTCATTTGGTGGTGTACAAAATGCAGCATTAGGTATTGGGTTTGATATGATGGGGAATTTCGGTACTAATTTTTATGGTCTAGATGGATCATCAACACCAATTCCTAATTCAATTTCAATACGCGGTAGTTTTGATACAAAATACAGTCTTTTATACAATAGTGGTAATTTAAATAGCAATGCATTTCCGTTTCCGTATCTAATATACCAGCAAATTACTATCGCAGATACACCAATTATCTATGATCGTGTAAGAGTACGTATTACTGACTTTGGTCAACGAGTTGCTATTGATATAAAGAGACCTACAGATTATACATTTTCAAATTTTGTAAATTACGTGCTTCCAGCTTCCACTTGGTGGCCGGATACAGTGTATTGCGGTCTTGGCTTTGCAGGTGGTCAAAATATTACAAATTTTAAAATAAAAGACTTAAATGTTAATGGTGTCTTCTTAAGTTCATATAGAACTTGGAATTATACGCTTACAGGTATTCTCGGTTCATCATTATTCATTTCACCAAAAACTGGTACATCAACATCAGTATTTTTAAATGTCGGAGATACTATTGATATTTTTAAAGTAGCTTCAACACCGATAACAACCATAGCTAGTAATACTCAGTTATATACTCTGAGTACTAACCAACCATTATCAGGTTTAACGGTACCTGCTCTTATTAATATAACTACAGGCGGAACAGCAGGGTTACAGTCTGGAGATCAATACATTATTATTCAGTAACATTTTAATGGAAAATGTATAGTTTAAAGTAAATATTAGTACAGTATGCCAACCACAGCCGCGACTCTAACCCTAAACGTACCAGCGATTACTGGTTTGCTTGCCGGTGTTACAATTAGTACCATAGTTAACCAAATTTCAGCTCTTGGTATTTCACAGGGTACAAGTGCTGTTACGTGTCTTACAGCAAATTCTGCAAATTGGCAAAGTACCTATACTACAGTATATGCAAATAGTGCTAATTGGTACAATGGTATCAATAGTATCAATTCTTTTCTTGGTACCACTAGTGGAAATTGGCAGAATACTTTTACAACAGTTAGTGCAACTAGTGCTACTTGGCAGAGAACAACTAGTAATTTTACTCTTTCAAGTCCTTTATGGAATTCAACGGTAAGTGCAGGGTCTGGTGTATGGGCGCAGGGTGCTAATTCAACAGCAACAGTTATTGCCAATAGTGGTTATTGGCAGAATGCCTACGTAACTGTTAGTGCAAATCAAGGTGCCTGGGGATTAAATGCCGGTGGTATTAGAGGTCCGTATTCTGTTATTAGTACAGGTACAATTCTTCCTGTTAGCGGTACCCCGACTGTATGCCTTAATGTAGGTAATTATAATAATATACTTGGTGGATTGAGTGGTACAAACAGTGGTAACTACAATTCGTTAGTTGGTGGTTACCGTAATTTTCTTTCAGGTGGTAATTTTAATTATATTGGTACCGGTGGTTTAAATTCTATCGGTGGATTTAGTACAACAACAGTTTTAACCGGTCGTATTTACGATAATCAGCTTGGTGGTACATCAGTGCTATCCGGTAATGGTAGTTGTATGAGAATATATGATACCCAGGGTGGTAATTTCTCATCACAGTATTCTGTTAACGATGTTGTCACTGTAACATATACAACAAATACACTTCCATATCTAACAGCTGCTAATACACCTTCAACCTGTGGTATAATACAGGCTGTTTCACCAACAAATAATAACTTTTTAGGTTATGTGGTTGTAAAGGGTGTAGGTGGTTGTTCATTAGATCTTAGTACTAGTACTAATACAAGTATAAGTGCGACAGGATTTGTAATGTCTAATCGTTCGTATAATGCAGGGTCTGTAGGTAGTATAGTTAATGGTGGTTATCTCAATACAGCTTCTGGTAATTATAGTACAGTTGGTGGTGGTCTCTTTAACTACGCTTTAAGTGGTGCTACTATTGGTGGTGGTGCACGAAATTCCGCAATAACGAATTCATTTATTGGTGGTGGTTGTGGTAATTGGAGTAATACACCGGGTTCAGTAATTGCTGCAGGCAGCTTTAACAAGACAGGTGGTAATCCAACATATACATCTACTGGTACCCTATCAACAAATGGTGCTTGTACTGTAGTTCAATTTACAAATATTAATGGAGTAAGTGCATTTAATGCCTTTGATCCAGTAACTGTAGTATCAGTCGGTACGAATGGCTTGTCTGCCGGATCAGTTTCAACAGCAACAGTTGTCGGTCGTTTACCTAATACACCTGGTATTATTGTAACCGGTAATTATAGCACAGCTTCATGTGTTGCTGTATGGGATCGAATTGTTAATAGTAATAGCTCGTTTAATACTGTAGGTGGTGGTGTATTAAATACAGCGACAGGTGGTGGTAGTGTGGTTGCCGGTGGTAGTTGTAATACAGCTTCAGGTAATTATTCATCTATTCTTGGCGGTGTTAATAATAGCGCCAATAGTCTAGCAAATACTGTTATCTTAGGTTCCAATATTACAGCCTTATCATCAAATTACGCGTATGTAAATAATTTGAGTTCACAGGGTACAGTAAATTCACTTTTTATTAATTCGCTTAGTACAGTTAATATTGGCAATAGTCTTTCTGTACAGGTTGCAGCAAGTGCAAGTCCAATTCTAAATTTTGATTCACGTTATTCTACAGTATCAGGTGCAATTAATAAAATTAATCTCTGGGGTGGATTTTACGGTTTCGGTATTGCACCTAGCGAAGTATCATATGTCGGTAGCAATCATATATTTTATCCGTATCCTTCAAATACATCTATAAGCGCTGTGTCCGCTGCAATGATTATTTCTAGTACTGGTCAAGTCGGTATTGGTAATAATGTCTGGAGCACCACAAATCAACCTAGCCCGTCAGCTCAATTAACTGTAGTTGGTAACGTAAGTGCGGCTGGTAATATTACTGCAACCGGTAATGTTTATGGTGGTACAGGTATTACTTCAATAGCTGGTACAACATATACAATTCAGTTATCAGATAACGGTGGTATGATCGCTTCGACAAATACAGGAGCAGGCTTGACAGCAACAGTTGTTGGTACAAATTACCCGGTTGGATTTAACGTTGCGATTATGCAATTAGGTGGCTCTACAACAACTGGCCGTATTGCAGTATCTGGATCAAGTTTAACAATTAACCAAGCGAGCGGCTACTTTAAGACAAGAACTCAATATTCAACAGCAACTCTAATGTATTTTGGTGCACCAGGTTGGGTATTATTCGGTGATCTTGCACTTTAATTTTTATGTTCATTACACGAACAGGTACAGATGGTTATCTGAATAGCCCGCAATCACCGGTTAGTGCATATAATGTACAATACCTCA